TCGGTTGGGCACCAGTGCGCGTTTCGGCGTTGCGCTCTACCCTTGTTGACCTCACCGAGCGGGTCATAGCTCGTTCTGGGTTCCCTCTCTCTCGCATGAGCGCCTCTCTTGAAATCCGAGTAGATGGGGTGCTCTGAGGAGTGTCCTAGGGGCGCGGTCAAGGGCGGGTGAAGCCCGGCCAGCGCACCCTTCACGGCGACCGCAGGATCCGACAATCGGGCCCGCTGAATGCGGCATTGTGCGACATTCAGCCATGAAAGCAAAAGCTTGTCGATGTAGAACCAACTATCGGCTATATGCTTTCCAGAGATCGATCTGTTGTCGCGCCCGAAAGACAGCACGCTCCCCGGCCGCATTATCTGACGACACCGTCCATAGCCGCAAAGCCACATTGAGAGGATCAATGCGGAGCGCGGACCAGAAGGCAAGCTCGCCAACCCTATGCTGTTTCGCATGGCACGTGGTGCACAGAGGAACGACATAGCGATCGCCCGGCTTCCTGCCTAGACCACCATCGGTTCCTGTACGCACATGTGCGGCGTCTGATGGAGCTGCTCTGCCGCACGCCACGCAGGAGAGCTGACGGACAAAAGCTAGGTGCTGCACTCGGCTACGCAAGCTAGGCTTGGGCTTGCCGCGCGCTACGATGCGGGGGATGCGGGGTGCAGGCATCAGGGCTACCTTTCAAACATGTCGAAAGCAGCCCGCGCATTTTTCAGAGCAATCATCCGAAGCACCACCTGCTTCAGTCTCGCCGTTAGTCCAAGTGTGCCAGGCCATAGTTTTCGGTTAGCATTGATGTCTCTCCTTCGGGGATCGCCGACCGCCGGATCATGTGTGGTCGAAGTCTTGACAGCATCGCACCCCTCTGGTTTGTCGTCAGCGCAATCGCGGCGCGGAATGTCCTTGGCCAGATCGCCAGTGCAACGGGATATAGCTCAGAACCAAACGAATCGGGTTTCTGTATGCTGCGCGTTCAGCATATTCGCAGTAGCGAACATCCGGCTTCTCCTTCACGGGACGACCTCCAAACTTGCTCGCAAACCCGCCCGCAACGCCAACCTGCCTGGTGAAGCCGGGGCGTCATTTATGGCGCAGATCTTTTCCATGACGCGCTCGATAAAGAAGTTAAATGTCTGCAGCTCCCGGTCGAGGGCTTTAATGAACTTATCGTCCGGCTCAACCCGCATGACTACCTTTGGAAGCACATCATGCCAGCATAAGATATCGACCCAGCTTCGCTTGGAAACGTAGAGTTGACCTTGCAGCTGAGGCCGGAAGCGATCACTAACCTCGCCTGAAATCCAGTATTCGACTTGAGTCTGCGGTAAGGGGGCCTTAATTTCCAATAGGCCTTCGTCGCCGACGAGCCGATCAGGACTGCAGCCGATCGTGTGATTGTCATCGGTGATAAAGCCGACTTTCTGAACCGTCACGTCTTGATCGAATTCATACCAATCGGCCGCCTCACCCTCGACGATCAAGCCGCGTTCCATAGCGGGTGAATTATAAAATTCGATTTTCCGGTGCAGTATCCGTTCGGCGATCAGGACGCAGGCGTATTCACGCCACTGTTTCGACGGCTTACCTTGCGGTGTAATGATCTTGTGGAAGTGCGAGCTGGTTGGGATGCCAAGCTTAAGGCGATCATACACTTCCGAGTATTGCGGCACATCATGATGAAAGATGGGCATGACTGGCCTCTGTCTTGGCTATCTGCTCCTCAAGAGTGCTAATGGCCTTGCGAAAGTCCCGGGCTGCGATCGTCGCCACAGCAGCCTCTAGAGAACCGGCTTCCTCGACGCTTCGGGCCTTCATGTATTTCAGAAACTTTGGCCCAACTTTGGCTGTTTTGATCAGATCAAGAATTGTCTTAGTCTGGACTTCGTCTATTGTCCCTCCAGTTCCGTCGTCATCATCCGCGACAACCACGATGTTGAAAATGTTGCAGGCGACGTAGCGGCGCAGGAACGAATTGGTGCTCCCCACTCCCTGCACGTTCGACTTGCCACCCGTGGTGTCCAACGGGGCCAGCATAAAGGAATCTTCGTAATATCCGCTCGGCAGGTGCTTCAGGCGGCCGCGGAGCAGGATGTCGTCGCCTTCCCGTGGTTCGTCGGAATAGGAGAGATCCATATCTTCTTCCGCCAAGAGCGGCCGCAGATGTCTGTCGATCTCCTCCAACGGGGCGTATTTGAATGCTTCGCATGCACCCTTTTGCGGCTTCCCGTTGTCGCTTTCGTATAGAACGGACCGGTTCTTGACGATCTTGATGCCGGCGAGTTTTTTCAGGATCCGACCTTTCGCGGCGTTGTATGCGAGCTCGGCCTCTTTCGCCTTGAGGCGCTCATACATTGCCATCATGTGTTCGAGTTTTTCGACATCGGCGCGCTGGTCAAGCGCTACTCTCTCAATCAATGCCAAAACCCTGGAAGGGTTGTCCAATGGTGGCGCCGGCAATAGCTGCTCAACCGGCCGTTCGCCCTGCTCGGTCTCGAGTGTGAGGCTAGCCTGCTTCTTCATCAGAATTTCTCCTTCTCGGGCTTGGACTCAGCATGGCTCAACAGTTCGAATGTGCCAAACCAGCCCGTGTCTTCGGCATAGGTCCACACAGCCCCTTCCGGGTCGGCCAGCGATCGGCGGGAATATATCGGCATCACGCTGCGGCTCATTGTTGGCGGCATCGCAATCCGCGGCACGAACCAATGCTTCGACAAATTCCTTTTGATTCATCGTTTCGTCTGCATACCCAGCTTAATACCCGACGTGTAAGCCTTTGGGAGTCATGACCGCGGCTCTTCCGTGATGAAGCCAGCAATGTCAGAGCTAGCCGATCGCCATGACCGCTCTGAAGCATGAGAACCTCATGGACGGCTATCGGGACGAGGCGGCGTGCATCGCCGCGCTGGCGCGGTTGCGGTGGCCCGAGGGTTTCGCCTGCGCGGAGTGCGCTGGGCGGGCGGCGTATCAGCTAGCGGCGCGGCCGCGGGTTTTCCAGTGTGCGTGCTGCGGCCGGCAGCATTCGGTGACCGCCGGGACGGTGTTTCACCGCACCCGCACGCCGTTGCGCAAATGGTTTGCGGCGGCATGGCTGATGGCGCAGGACAAGCGCGGCGTATCGGCGCTGTTCCTGGCGCGCGAGTTGGCGCTGCGCTACGACACGGCGTGGCTGATGGCGCATAAGCTGCGCCACGCCCTGAGCGAGCGGGCGGAATACCTGCTCGACGGCCTGTTGGAGATCGATGAGAGCTATTATGGCGGTCGTGGCAAGCCCGAGAGCCGCGGCCGCAGCCTGGCGGACCCGCACAAAAGCTTGATGGCGATCGCCGTGGAAACCGTGCCAGCCTCGCCGCGCCAAGGCGAGGGCATCAAGAAGAGCCACTTTGTCGCCGGCAGCGCCCGCATCGCCGTGCTGCCGACCGCCACTGCGGCCGAATTGGGCAATTTCGTCCGACGCGCTGCCAAGCCCGGCGCCCGTCTCATCACCGACGGTCTGAAGAGCTACGACGGCCTGGCCGACAGCTTCCGCCACTATTCGATCGTTCAGGACGGCGGCAAGAACGCCGATGCCGTGCTGCCCATCGTCCATGTCCTGTTCAGCAATGTGAAGAGCTGGCTCAACGGCACCTTCCACGGGGTCAGCAAAAAACACCTGCCACGCTACGCCCGCGAGTGGAATTACCGCTTCAATCGCCGCCACCGCATCCCCGATCTCGCTGGCTTCCTGCTCCGCCGCGCCGCCACCCGCCCAACCATTACGTACCGCCAGCTCGTCGACGGCGCTCACTCAAACGGTGCGATACCTGCGTCAACCGGATAGGGAGGCCCGCTGTTTAGTGCAATACAATATTGGCACCGCAATAGTCTGCAAAACGCTGCTCGAACGCGACTACTTCTGGTCCAAGGACGAACTGCGCGCTATCGATAACGCGCACTACCGCGGTATCGACCTCCCGCTTGATTTCCCGGTATTGTGCGTTCAAGTCGAGAAATGGGATCACTAGTCCATGCCCCGAATATTGTTGTTACCTAAGGATGTAAAGGGATCGAGAGGACATGGTCTTCACCTTTATGACGGGCAACGCCGTTGCCGCTTGACGCCTGCGCCTGGGAAAGGGCGAATGCAGTCGCGCACGGCCGGTCTGCAG